TCCCCAAGAAGGGCTTGGCTCGTCAGACTCGTGACGCCTTCGCCCGCTTCTACGGCGGCGAGGTCGAGGTCGGTCTGGCGAGCGAGGGCTTGCGGCTTCCTGGCCCGATTGTGGTCGCCACCGCCCAGACGCTCATCCACTTCAAGGACCGCAAGGTGACCAAAACGGAGGGCACCAGCTCCCGCAAGGTCAAGGTGGACGGCGACGAGTGGCTGCGCGAACTGATCGAATCGACGAACGTCATCTTCTTCGACGAGTGCCACCGGACCAGCTCGGAGTCCTGGCAGCAGCTCGCACAAGCCTGTCCGGCGATTCGTCGCTACGGCTTGTCCGGCACGCCGCTGACCGAACGTGAGCTGGCCGACGTGCGCCTGGAAGGTGCCACAGGTCCGCTCATCCACGAGTCCAACGTCACCAAACTGATCCAACGTGGCCTCGCAGCTCGCCCCAAGATCGTGATGGTCGCGGCTGAAGCAGCTTCAGAGATGCTGGACTTCGAGCCGTCGAAGTACTCGGACGCCTACCGCGAGGCGATCACCGACAGCGACGCGCACAACAACGCGGTCGTGCTGGCCGTGAAGTGGCTCATCGAGCACAAACGCCGTGTGCTCGTCCTCTGCCGCCTCAAGCAGCACTTCGTCAACCTCGCCACCATGCTCGTCGATGATGGCATCGAGATGGCCGCGCTGTGGGGCGACACCGCCACGAATGAGCGCGTCGAAGCGAAAGAGATGTTCGCCCGGCAGGACATACAATGCATCCTCGCTACTACCATCTTCGACGAGGGTGAGGACGTGCGCGGCATCGACGCCATCGTGCTGGCTGAGGGCGTCACGGCGAACACCTCTGCCTTGCAGCGCATCGGACGCGGGATGCGCCGCGACTCCGAGGACGTGTGGGTCGTTGACTTCGTGCCCCTTGGCAGCGACGTGTTGATCGAGCACGCCTCGAAGCGCGCAGCCATCTACGAGCGCGAAGGATACGAGGTCCGCGTTCTGGAAAGTTGGCCGGAAGATCAACCGTCGCTGCCTCCAGCCGACTTGCTGCCCTTCGAGACCTGGGACCAGACTCCGCCAGCGTCCTGACCACCATCCCTTGTGGTGTCTGCTACGCGGCACCGAAGAAAATGTGGATGGCTTATGCGACCCGCACCGTTAGCGTCGCTCTCGGTGTTCAGGAGTCGTCATGGAACGGATCGCTTACAGATCCGAGAGAACCGCTGTCGCTATGCCGCAAGTCGCGGAGCGGTCACTCTCGCAAAAGCTCGTCGAGTTGCATACCGAACTGAACCGACTCCCTGAGTCGGCAGAGAAGGTGTACGACCGTTTGTTCGCGTTGCACCTCGGTGAGCCATCTCGCCGCAAGGACACGCCGCGCAACCGTGCCCTGTTGGAGCGCGCTCAGGCTTGGTGCGCTCAACACCGTGTCAGTTTCGCCGACTACATCTCGGCGAACCTGATCCTCCTGCGCACACGCGGCTGGTCTCCCGAGCGGAAGAGCGCACGCTCGTACACGCGCAAAGGTCGGACGTTCCGTGTTCGGATCGTGCCGTCATGGCTGTTGGGCGCGGCAGCCGAGCGTCGGTACAACGGCGTCCTTGGCCGAGCGAACCGCCGGTATCAGACCGGCTCGACGCTCGTGTTCCCGCGCGCGACGTGGATCGGGTGCATCCGCGAGAACCTGTTCTACGCCGAGTTCGGCGCAGGTGAGCTGTTCGTTTCGCTGCGTCTTGCCGGTGACCCGATCACCTGGGAAGAAGCGGTCGCGCTGACCACTCCGAACAACCCGGACTGGTCTGACTTCCAGCGGCAGGTCGGCCGCTTCACGCAACTGGTCACGCTCGTCAACCAGCAGCGAGCTGTTGCCGAGCGCGACTTCGCGCGTCTGCGCGCGGCATGGTCGGTCGCGCAGCGGGTGCAGCCCGGTCTTGCAGATCGCATCGGCTTCACCGAGTTTTCGTGGCCTGCGTTCGCGGACATCCTCGCGTACGCGACCGAGGACCGGCGTGCTCGAAGGGAGAGCAACGAGATCATCTTGGCGGGTGGGCGTACTTGGGGGAACTGGTGATGAGCAAGAGCGTCGTCAGCAACAACTACAATGAGGACTTCGGTCCATCGTTTCAGCGACACATCCTGGCGGTCATCGCGCGTGTTCCCGGCTTCGCGCTGCGTTGCCGCGCAGTCCTGAGCCATCGGTACTTCGTCGCGGACACGCACCGTGTCGTCGCTGAGGTGCTGCTTGCCCACCTCGACAAGCACTCCAAGCTGCCCACCAAGCCGACGCTGATCGAGGAGATGCGTCTTCGTGTCGGCACCGAAGAGATGGAGCCGATCGAGGGTCTGCTCGCCGACATCTATCGCGAGGACGTGCAGGATCACGCTGCCGTCTCCGAGAAGGTCATCGCGTTCGGCAAACGGCAGGCGATGCTCAACGCGGTCATCGAGGGTGCCGAGCGCATCGACAAGGGCGACCCGGAGGGCGTCGAGCCGTTGATCCGCAAGGCCATGCTCGTCGGCGAAGACCTGACGAACCTGGGCACCGACTACATCGGCGAGCTGGGCGACCGCCTGCTCAAGTATCGAACGCCGGAGACACAGCGTCAGTCCAAGATCCCGACGGGCATCGCGCACGTTGACCATCTGATGAAGGGAGGTCTCGCGCGTCGCGCCCTGGGCGTCTTGCTGGCTCCGCCGAAGCGCGGCAAATCGACCTGCCTGATAAACATCGGCTTCGGTGCGCTCACCGACCTCGATGGTCTCAACGTCCTGCACTACACCTGCGAGATGAGCGAGTCGGACGTGATCCGGCGGTACGACGACCGGCTCATGGGCCAGCTCGTTCGCGAGCGGGAAGCTCATCCGGTGCGTTTCACCGAGCAACTGGAGAAGCGGATCAAGCGCGCCGTTCACGGCAAGCTGATCGTGAAGGAGTATCCGACGCGAACGGCGACCGTGGACACGCTCCGTTCGCACATCTCCATCCTCGCGTCGCAGGGGATGATGCCTGACCTCGTGATCGTGGACTACGCAGGCATCATGAAGCCGACGAATCGCCGCGCAGGCGACTACCGGCTGGAGCAAGCCTCGATCTTCGAGGATCTGCGCGCGCTCGCTGGTGAGTTCGATTGCGCCGTTTGGACGGCACAGCAGGCCAACCGTGGGTCACTCGACAAGGAAACGGTGACCATGGCCGACGTTGCCGAGACCTTCGAGGTGGCTGCCGTGTGCGACGCGATGTTCGCGCTCTGCCAGACCAACGACGAGCGCGCAGATGGTGTGTGCCGCCTGTTCAGCGCGGCCATCCGATCTGTTGAGGACGGCATCACGGTCAACTGCAAGATCGACCGCACCGCTTGCCGTGTTACGTCCACCAACCTTGAGGACGTTTCCCGTTCGCGCATCTACACCCACCTCGACGCTGACTTCGAGGACGTGAACGCCAACAAGCCAACGGAGGCCGGAGAGCCTGAGAAGAAAGCTGCTCCGTCCAAGGCCGCTGCACTCGCGACTGCTCGTCGCGTCACCGGCATGGCCGCCCCGAAGCCGTCTACTGAGCCTCGTCGCCGTCAGGCTGCTCCAACCAAGAAGGTGCCCAAGTGACTTACCTCGTTGTTCGCAAGTTGCACGAAGACGCGCTGACTCCGTATCGCGCTTCGCGTTACGCCGCTGGCCTGGACCTGTTCCTGTATTCTCCGAACGCCGAGCACCTGCAACTGCTTCCGCACACACCGACGCGCTTGAGCACGGGCGTTTCGGTCGAGATCCCACTCGGCAGCGTCGGGCACATCTGGGATCGAAGCAGCCTTGGTGTTCGGGGCATTCGCACGTTGGCCGGGGTCATCGACTGTGACTACCGAGGTCCGCTGCAAGTTTGCCTCATCAACCTCACCAACGAGCCGATCCAGCTTCAGCATCGAGATCGCATCGCGCAGTTGGTTGTCATTCCCCTGACCGCTTTCGAGCTGGCGGTCAACGAGCACGCCACGGAGACCGAACGCGGCGAAGGCGGCTTCGGGTCAACGGGTCGATGAAGCCTGTTCGCACGCTGGTCGAGTACTTGGACTCGCGGCTCGGTCGCCACATCGGCACTCCGCCGGAGCTGACGTGGTTCTGCCCCGTTTGCATCGACCGTCGTGGAAGCGAGAGCACCAAGCAGAAGCTCCACATCAACACCACCAAGGGCATCGGGCATTGCTACCGCTGCGAGTTCGGCTTCCGCAGCCTGGAGCACTTCTTCCGCACGCTGAACAACGGGATGCCGACGCTGGAAGAGCTGCGGATCATCCGTCGCGAGATCAAGCCCGTTTCCACCAAGGCGGTCGATTCGGTCAACGCGGTCTTGCAGACGAGGACGACGACTACACAAGCTGAACTCGCTCCCGTCGCTCTGCCGAAGGAGCTGATCTCGCTGACCTCGCGGAATCTGTCCCCCATGGACGGTGTTGGTCTGCGATACCTGAAGTCGCGCGGCATCACCGATGCCCAGATTGCTCGCCACGAGATCGGATACTGCTCGTCCGGCCGATACGCCGGATACTTGATCTTCCCAGTCCGGCAGTTTGGCGAGGTCGTCTACTTCACGACGCGATACGCCGGGAAGGTGACGGACGGACGCAAGTCGAACAACCCGCCGAAGGCTGACGGCTTCCACGCGAAGTCAACGTGCCTGCTGAACTACGACGGTTGCGTTGGCGCGAAGTCGGTTGCCATCGTCGAAGGCCCGTTCGACATGATGGCGTGGGGAAACGCTGTCGCCCTGATGGGCAAGACCATCTCGGACCGGCAGATCGCTTTGATCGACAAGCTCGTCGAGTCGGGGACCAAGGAGATCATCGTCTCGCTCGACTCCGACGCCGTTTCGTACGCACACACGGTCTACACCGGCCTCCTTGGTCGCGTTCCGAAGGTGACCATGCTCGTGCTGCGTGACGGCGATCCGTTCGACAACCGCGACAAGATCAACGAGCTGGCGGAGACTCGGGGTGCTCCCTCGGCGGTTGACCTCGTGTCATCGCGATACCGTGTCGGCGACCTCGTTCATCGACCGAAAACTCGCGCACGCCGCGTCTGATTCGTATGCTACCCAAGTCAAGACCTCCGTGCTTCGGGTCGCCCGCGTACTGCGACGCTTGTCGCGAGTGCGCGTTCGCCTCGAAGTGCTGGCAGGAGCACATCAGCTCGCACGACGTGTTCCTGCTGCCGGAGCCGAAGCCTGCCAGAGTTCGGAGAGAAGCGACCCCTTTCACGTTGGAGCCGGTATGTCGGAAGCCCAATCCAGACTCGTCCAAGCTGGAACAGACGAACCAAAGTCCGGGTGCTGCTGGTGCCCCCTCTTCCCGTTTGCCGAAGGATTCGGCGCGTACGCCGCGCACTACCAGCGCGACGCGGAAGCGATCCTGAGAAAGAACCGCGACGACCACGCGATCAAGACCCATTGTGTCAGCGAACCGTGGACCAAGGTCCGCGTGCTGTTCGTCGGCGAGGCTCCCAGCAAGGACGACGACAAGAAGGGTGCTCCGCTATCCGCTGGCCCTGGCGGCCTTCTGAAGCGCACCATCGAGAACGCGACATCGCTGCGTCCAGGCGACTACGGCTTCACCAACATCGTTGCGTGTCGTCCGTCCCGCAACCGCGCTCCGAACAACACCGAGGTCAAGTCGTGCTCACCTCGCTTGATCCGCGAGATCCAGGCTCGTCAACCCGAGCTGGTCGTCGTTCTCGGCAACCATGCTCTCGACTTCCTGACCGGCAACACCGGCATCACGTCGTTCGTTGGCCGCGTCGTTCCATGCACGAGACCTGAGTTTCCTGGCCTCAAGGTGCTCGCGTGCCTTCACCCGTCGTTCGTCCTTCGCTTCGACCACGAGATCGACAAGTTCTACACCGCCATCGCCTCGATCCCGACGGTGCTGGCTGGCAAGCACACCGTCCTTGCAGGTGAAGGCAGCTACGAGGTCTTGACCGACATCGACGAGATCGAACGCCGTTTCGCCAAGATCAGCGAAGCCAAGAAGCTCGTCGCGCACGACACCGAGACCGGAAGCCTGTCGCCGTTCCAGACCAAGTGGCCCAAGCTGCTTTGCGTCTCGTTCTCCCACACGGCCAACAAGGCGTTCACCATCCCGATCGACCACGCAGACGCGCCTGCTGAGTTCCGCAACCCCGGACCTGTTCGAGATCGCCTGAAGAAGTGCCTCATCGACTTCTATACCGACTCTGACGTTCCGAAGGTCGCGCACAACGGCAAGTTCGACCGCAACCACATCCGCGCCACGTTCGACTGCCTGCCGGTCAACGAAACTGACTCGATGTTGCTGCACTACGTCCAAGACGAGCGTCAGGGAACGCACGACTTGGGCAAGCTCTCGCACGCGCTCACCGGGATGGGCGGGTACGACAAGCCGCTGGACGACCACAAAGCGCGAAACGCAAACGCCGACCCGAACAAGGGAGGATCGTACGCCAACATCCCAGGCGAGATCCTGTTCAAGTATGCGGCCATGGACGCTGACGTGACTCGTCGCGTCACGCTCGCGCTGCGGCAGGAAGCTGAGTGGGCGAACAACCCCGCGCTTCGCCGCCTCTCCAAGCACTTCTATCCCCAGTTGTCGAACGCTCTGGCCGAGCTGGAGTGGAACGGCGCGACCATCGACGTGCAGATGGTCGAGTATCTGGACAAGACGTACACGCGCGAGATGGCTCGCATCGCCGAGGAGATCCAGAGTGACCCGCAGGTCGTTCGTTTCGTCGAGGACCGCCGCGCGGACAAGGGCAAGGACGCCGGGTTCAACCCCGACTCGTGGCAGCAGCTAGGCAAGATCCTGTTCGGTTACTACGACCTGCGCCCGATCGAGCTGAACGAGAGCGGCATGGACCTGCTCAAGAGCCGACTCGAAGCCCAGCAGGTGGCTTGGCGCGATCGCCCTGGCAAGAAGATCGGTCCCGACCAGCCCGACTTCAACAAGCTCGTCGAGGCTGCCATCGACGCGAAGGAGTGGGATCTGTTCTCGACCAAGGCCGACGTGTTGCAGGAGTACGCCCGCGCCGGGAACACGTTCGTCACCAAGATTCTGGAGTTCCGCGCGTACTCGACCCTGCACGGCACGTTCGTCGTTCCTCTGCTGACCAAGCTCGACGCGCAACGCCGCGTGCATGGCACTTACAAGCCGCACGGCACCGTGACCGGACGTTTGGCGAGCAGCGACCCCAACCTCCAGAACATCCCGAACAAGGGAGGCGGTCTGGTAAAGCGATGCTACGTCTCCCGTTTCGGCGACGAGGGCGTCATCGTGCAGGCGGACTACTCGCAGATCGAGTTGCGTGTCGCGGCGTGCTTGTTCGAGGAGCCGACGATGATCGACGCATACCGTCGCGGCGACGACCTCCACACGTTGACGGCTATCGCCATCTCGAAACTGCCCAAGGACAAGTTCAAGGCGTTGCCGAAGGACCAAGCCAAGGGCTGGCGAACGCGAGCCAAGCGCGTGAACTTCGGCGTGCTGTACGGCGGCGGCCCGCCCGCCCTCGTTTCCACGCTGGGCAAGGATGGTGTGTTCATCACGCAGAAGGAGGCTGAAGACCTGATCGACACCTACTTCAAGGCGCGTCCGACCCTCAAGCGCAACATGGACAAGCTCATGGAGAGCGTCCAGAAGAACGGCTATCTGGTCGCGTTCACCGGGCACCGCCGTCGCGTCCCAGAGGTGTTCTCGAAGGACGAGAAGATCGTCGCTCGCGCACTACGTCAGTCGGTCAACTTCCCCGTGCAATGCGGCGCGGCCCAGATGACCAACATGGCGATGATTCTGATCCAGCAGCGGATGCGCGAGGTCGGTTTCAAGTCGCAGATGACCCTCACCGTTCACGACTCCATCGTGTTCGACGCGCACGTTGACGAGATGGTCGAGATCGGAAAGCTCGCCAAGGAGGTCATGGAGAACCTTCCGTCGATGAGCGAGTCGGTGCTACCGAAACTCGACTGGTCCTGGCTGACCGTGCCCATCGTCGCCGAGCTGGAAATCGGCTTCACCTGGGGAACTGGCGTCGAGCTGAAGGAAGCCAAGCTGGGCAAGGAGGAGCGAGCGTTGGACATCAACAACCTCGACATCGACTACCTGTGGGCCGCCATGGAGGAGAGGTCAAAGCTGTGAAACGTCGTCGTGCAGTCGCATCCACCACGCTGAGTGACAGCGTGTTGTCGGAGATCGAGTCCATCGCCATCAAGCTGGAGAGCGGAACGGTCAAGAACTTCGTCATCGCTGACGAGCTGGCCGTTTCCTCCGATCCAGTTCAAGTTCACAAGCAAGCGTTGACCGCGCACTCGCGATTCGCCTTCTGGGAGTATCAAGCTGCTCGCGCCCTGCGAACACTCCGGTCAGCCGAGATCGACCTCGCGCGCCTCGAAGGAGATCGCAGGTATCGCTACGCCAAGGCCGCGAAGCAGTCTGATCCCTATGCTGCATCAGCGGTTGTGGAGGGTCTTCTGGACAGCGATTCTTCCGTGATCGCGGCAAGAAATAACTTGAATCAGCTACGCGAGCATTGGAACATCCTCCGCTGTGTAGCAGGTGCTCTCGACCATCGAGCGCACCTGTTGCGCAAGCTGTTGGCACACGACCACGACGCCAAACGAGGTTGAACCTCATCCGGCAACGGTCACGCGCCATCGTTCTTCCGTCTGTTCAACACCATCAACTAGAGGTGCCGTATGGCTAAGGTTTCGAGGGAACTGAGAGAGAAGCTGTTGCAGCAACGTCGAGACATGACGACTTCGGGCGTCATCATCTCGCTCAAGGACTTCACGAAGATGCGCGTCCGCCTTCTTCCGTGTACGTCCGACCTTCCTGGCGTGAAGGTGACTTCCTACTTCTGCGCGTCGCTCAACGAGCGCAAGAGCACGATCAGCCCGGCCACGTTCGGCAAGCCGTGCCCGATCGCTGCTGCCATGGCGGACATCCGCCGTCGTGGCGACAAGGACGAGATCGAGCGTGCTCGCAACCACGTTCGCGAGATCGTCGAGTTCTACCTCCCGGTCATCGACCGCAGCGAGGAGACGGAGAACGGTGTTCCGCGCATCCGGGTGTTCCCGGCCAAGCGGTCCACCTATTTCCAGATCCAGAACCGTCTTCTCGACGAGGATCTTGACGACAACCTCACGGACGCGACGGAAGGCCGTGACATCCTCATCAAGCGCGAAGGCACCGGCCTGCAAACCGAGTGGAAGGCCGTGTTCATGGACACGTCGCCGCTGCACCCGGACACCAAGGTGCGCAAGGAGCTGCTGAAGCAGTTCGAGTCCTTTGACGTGTGGGCGAGCGTCTACCAGCCGGACCACGACGTGCTTGCTGCGATGTACGAGGGTCTGACCGGCTCGCCGCTTCCCAAGAGCGAGGCAACGTCGGCCCCGGCTCCTGCCAAGCGCAAGGCCGCCGCAGCGGTCGCTGACGACGATGACGCCATCGAAGTCGGCATGACCGTTTCGTTTGAGTCGGATGGCGAAAGCTACGTCGGCAAGGTCGTGCAGATCGACGGCAAGAACGCCGTCGTCGAGGTCGATGGCGAAGAGTGGGACGTTACGGTTGCCAACCTGACGCCCGCTACGGCCACGCCTGCGTCCTCCAAGAAGGAAGATGACGAGGAGTCGGACGACGAAACGGAGTCGGACGAAGATGACTCCGAAGACGCGGAGGAGGACGAGGAGGACGAGGAGGCCGAAGATGACTCCGAAGACGAGGAGGACGAGGACGAAGAGGTCGCTCCGGTCGTTTCTCGTCGCAAGAAGTCGGAGGAGCCTGCGGCTCCGCCGAGCGGCAAGGTCTCGCGCAAGCCGGTCGCCCGTCCGTCGGCAGCGCAGACCATCGCCAGCAAGAAGGGCAAGAAGTAGTTCGCCGCGAGGTGACGCATGGCACTCAAACCTGGTGACGTTGTGTCACTCACGCTGAACTTGCCGCTGCAACTCGGCCGTTTTCAGTATCTGAAGACTTCGGTGACCCTGACTCGAACGGTCGGGAACTCACCGGAGTCGGACGTGACTGAGATGCGGCACGAGTTGCAGCGTCTGTACTTCAAGCAACTACAAGACGACCTCGGCATGACCAGCGAGCTGACCAAGATCGTCGAACGTGGATCAATCGAAGAACTCGCCGCATACGCACTACGTCACGCTCAAACCGATGCTCAAGCCGAAAGTCGTCCGAAGAGGCGCGTCGTCACCTAAGCCCGCGCCGACCCCCGCGCCCGTGAAGGCGGCGAAGCCTTCCGCGCAAAGTGATTCGTTCGTTTCCTCGATCGTCCGCACCGTCAAGAAGCGCGTCCCCGACGCCACGATCGACACCCTGCTCGACTCGACCGCCCTCAGCGATGTCCGCGAGTGGATTCCGTCCGGCTTCCCCGGTCTCGACGAGATCCTGGGCGGCGGATGGGCCGTCGGTCGCGCAAGCGAGGTGTTCGGTGACGAGGGTTGTGGCAAGACCGCTCTCGCGCACCGTGCGATCCTCAGCGTGCAGAAGATCGGTGGAACCGCCGTCCTTTTGGACTTCGAGGCCGCACTCGACAGCCGGGTAGTCAAGCAGCTCGGCATCGACCCATCGCGCCTGATCCACACCATCCCCGATCACATCGAGCAGGCGTGGGACATCATCTGGGCGATCATGGACAAGCTCTCGGAGACTGCGCCCGAGGCTCCGTTCCTGATCGTTTGGGACTCGATCGGTGGTGCCATCCCGAAGGCCGAACTCGTCGCCAAGTCGGCGGAAGACGCTAAGGTCGGAGAGGTCGCGCGTGCGCTCTCGCGTGGCTGCCGCAAGATGTTCAAGGCCATCGCCAAGGTGCGCGCTCACATGATGTGGATCTCACAGGAGCGTCACAAGATCGGCGGCTTCTCTCCGTTTGGCCCCGTCAAGGAGACCAGCGGCGGCAAGGGTCCGAAGTACGCTGCCTCGCAGCGCGTTCGTTGCGCGCGCGTGAAGACCATCGCGCAGGGCACTACCAAGGTCGGCTACATCATCAAGTCGATCACCAAGAAGAACCGCCTCGCGGCACCCGAGCAGAGCGCGGAGTGGATCATCGACTTCAAGCACGGTCCGTCCCCCGAGCTGACCGCGCTTCACGAACTCCAGTCCGCTGGCAAAGTCATCGCCAGCAAGGGCAAGTTCACGTTTCGGCCGTGGGAAAACGAGAGCTTCACCCGCGACGAGTGGGTCGCCAAGCTCAAGAAGGATCGCGCCGCTGCCAAGGAAGTGATGGCGGCGTACCTCGAAATCGTCCGCGCTGGGGGCGCATACGCCATGAAGCGTGCGCAAGACGCGGAAGATGTGCTAGATTCTGACGACTAGCGGCTTGGCTTCTTCGCGCAACGCGCTAGATTCCCCGCCCGCTTCCCCTCAACCAACAGGAAAAGATGACGACCCAGGTCAAGAGAAAGAAGGCTCCCGTCGCTACGGAAGCCAAGCTCCCCAAGCCCGCCGCTGAGGCGGCCCCAACCACGCAGCCGAGCAGCAGCTCGCTCTTCCACGGTGTCGAGATCGTCGGCAACCGCAAGAAGGGCGGCACCGCGCGTCACCCCGTGACGGCAGTCCTCACCTTGGACCAGATCCAAGTGATGAAGGGCTTCAACCCGCGCGCCGACGTGGGTGACATCGAGTCACTTGCCAAGTCGATCAAGGCCGACGGTCTGCTGTCGTCGCTGGTCGTCCGCCCCTCGGCGAAGGAAGGCAAGTTCGACCTCATCGCAGGTGAGCGTCGCTACCGCGCCCTGAGCAGCATCGGCTGGACGGACGGTGTGCCGGTGCTGATCCGTTCGGACCTTCTTGGCGAGGACGAGCGCGCTCTCGCGGTCGCCGTCGCGGAGAACAGCGAGGACGGTCGCTCGAACCTCAACCCCATCGAGATCGGCCGCGTCGTCCAGAAGCTACGCGATGAGCACGGCTGGGAGCCGCTGCGCATCGCCAAAGAGTGCGGTATGCACCCCCAGAAGGTGCGTCGCGCTCTCGCGCTGATGGGCACGCCGGAGTCGGTCCGTGTGCGCATCGCGGACGGCACCATCTCGGCCAACGCCGGTCTGGAGATCGCGCGTTTGGAGAAGGGCACGCAGAACGAGATCGTCAAGGTGATCGTCGAGGAGGGTGGCGCGAGCAGCGCAGCCGACATCCGCCGCATCCGCAAGCAGATCGCTACTCAGCAGAACGTCGAGGAGACCGCCCTCAAGGGTCCGAAGACGACCAAGAGTGGTTCGGTCGCCAAGCGCGTTCCGACGGCATGGCGCGGCAGCCGCGAGAAGCAGGAGATGTTGCAGAACATCTGCGCGCACCTCGCCACTCTGCCGAAGAACGAGAGCGACGCTACGTTCCTCGAACAGCGCGCATTCGCCATCGCGCTGCTGTGGGATCGCGGCGACCTCCAGTCGCTCGACATCCCGTCGGTCGATGACCCGGCTCCGTCGGCCAAGAAGGCCAACAAGGTGCTCTGGGCGGCCATCAACGCCGAGGCCGCCAAGGCTCCGGCTCCGACCGAGGGCGCACCGGACGAGGAGTCGGACGAAGCCGACGATGGCGACGAAGGCTGAGGCCGTTCTCGTCGTTGACGCCAACAGCATCATCGTGCCTGCGGTTCACGCGACCGCGCACGATGATGCTCGCATCGTCAAGCAGTTCACAGGAGCGGTCTACTCCGCCTCCATGACCGTGCGCAGGATTCTCGAAGACCTGCAACAACAGCAGTTTTCGGTTCTCGCGGTCTACGCTGCGTTCGACGACGGCATCCCTGCTTTCAGGCGGACGCTGTTTCCCGACTACAAGCAGCATCGCGCGGCGCGTAAGCACCTTCTCGACGACGAGGAGCTTCACGCACGCGCCTTTGCGCAGATCGGAGTGTGCCGGAACCTGTGGCCGCTTCTTGGCATCCGATGCTTGAGCTACGCAGAGCACGAAGCCGACGATGTGGTCGCGGCCATCGCGCGCCGCTGCTTGCGGAAGCAGTTGAAGACTGTCATCGCCTCGTCAGACCGCGACCTGTGGCAATGCGTCAACTGGGGCGCGACCGTGTACGACACGCGCAACAACCAGTTCATCGACCGTCACGACTTCAGAGACCGAGCGAACGGAGTTCCAGCAGAGTCTTGGCTGCTGTACCGAGCGTTGACGGGTGACTCGTCTGACGGACTCAAGGGTGCTCCAGGCTGCGGTCCGCATCGGGCACAGCAACTGATCGCGGAGACCGCCCCGCAAGGATCGCACGAGCACCAACTACGCGCTCTGTGCAAAACGCTGTCAGAGAAGGCGAAGCCACGAAAGTTCGAGGAGGCTGTCGTTGCGAGCGAGGCGCACGTCAAGAAGACACTCGCGGCCATCGACTTGTTGGAGTCGTTCTCGCGCGAACGGCTGGCCGAGCTGAAGCGCGACATCGAAGCTCTCACACCAGTTGCCACGCGCCCGTTCTTGCTGGAATGCAAACGTCTCGGCTTCACGAAGGTACTAGCGGACCCGCATCGCGTTCTTGAACCGTTCCTTGCTGTGCAGCGCGCGCGAGGGTAAGAATGCTTGCTTTACGCGAGAGATTCTTGAGCTATCCTGTATAGGAGAGGGCACCATGACCGCGTTCGACAAACTCTGTTGGATGGCCGAACGGCACGAAGACGTGCTTGGCTCCAACTTGCTTCGACTGCTACGGCAAGCCGCGCTGTTCAGCTTCCCGTATGTCGCACACGAGGTTCTTCCGAAGTCGTACACCGCCGAGGAGATCGCCTTCCAGCGCGAGTTCTTCGTCTTGCCGTTCAGCGTCACCGCCATCGAGGACAAGACCTCGTGCGTGCTGCTGTGGGATGAATCGGCGTCTTCTGGTCTGGCTGTGCGGCGGTTCTTCGTCGAGTTTGCGTCGCTCGCGTCCATGCATCGCAGCACCGCATCGAACGGCGAGCAGGCCAACGCGCTTTGGAAGAACTACGAAGAAGAGATGCAGGCCCGCAAGGAGCTTGGTCCTGACTTGATGCGTGTGCTCGACGAGTCGTACCAACTGTCGTTTGGCGAGATCACCGTCGCCGACAGCGTGCAGTACCGCTACGAGCTGCGCGGCGACGTGTTCCAGTTCGTGATCCTGAACGACCAGGGTGTCTCACCTCTTGGTCAGCTCATCTGGAACGAGAACCAGCAGCGCATCTCGGAGGGTTGCTTGCGCAACGCCATGACCGCCATCGAGGAGCTGATGGTGTTCAACCGTCCAGACCGCTTCATCGTCCGCGAAACGCCAGCACGCCTTCGCGAAGCCAACTCGATCAAGATCCCGCGCGCGCACGAGCGGCACGTCTACACGCTTCTGCACCCGACGGAGATCCGAACGCGACTGAATCTGCCCAGGCCGCAGGACGCTGATGCGACCGGCAAGGCGGCTCCCCGATTCGTCGGTGAGCGTCGTCGTCACGTTCGCCGCTACCCTGACGATCCGTCTCGCTGGCCGAATATGCACGGCAAGTCGATCATCATCCCTGCGACCTGGGTCGGTCCGTCTGAGTCCGTCGTCGGTCGTCGCACCTACAAGATCATGCTCGACCTATGAACAAGCGCGCCTCGTGGTCCACGGTGTTCGCCGCATCCGCCTTCGCCCACGTTGGCGTCATGTGGAGCGGTGGCTTCTCCGTCTTGTCCTGGCTGGCTTCGCTGCCGTTTCTCGGTGCGTGCGTGCTTGCCTTCGGCTTCCTGTACGCGGGCGGCACGGGCGTTGAGACGCCTGAGCAAGAGCAGCCGCCGCGCCGTGAGGATCTGTGAAGCGCGTCGCGCTCACCGCCGACCTCCAGCTTCAGCCGCAGTCACGATACTCGACGCTCTCCGCGTCGGGTGTGACTACGCGGCTTGAGGACTTCATCCGGTGCTTCGAGTGGATCGTTGCGGAGGCGACCAAGGCCAAGTGCGACACGTTGTTCATCCTCGGCGACTTGTTCGACTCGCGCACGGTCATCGACGTGTCGGTCATCGACAAGTCGTGCCGAGCGTTCGCTGAAGCGCGCAAGCACCTCGACATCCACGTTCTCGTCGGCAACCACGACGCTTACCTGAGGTCATCCGCCATCAACTCGACGCAGATGCTGCGCGGCCTCGCCACGATTCACGAAGAGGTGGCGACCGTCGGGCCATTTGTTGTCGTTCCGTGGGTTGACGCGCACGACGCCTACGAGCGCGCCTTGCAGCGAGCTGACACGCTGTTCACCAAGATGCGGGTGCCTCGGTCGTATCTGCTTTCGCACGGGATGTTCGGGTCGGCGGTTCCGATGGCGAAAGGTCTGCCGGTCGAGTGGCTTCAGAACTCTCCGTGGGCTGGCGTGTTCCTCGGTGACGTTCACGATCCGGTCGTGTTGCAGAAGAACCCGGTCATTCGCTACGTCGGCTCGCCGCTTCAGATTCACTTCGGCGACGCGGGTCGCCAGCGTGGGTTCGTCATCCTCGACGCGGAAACGGGGAAACACGACTACATCGAGAACACGGTCAGTCCGCGATTCCACGTCATCGCCGAGCACGCTGACCTGAAGGCTGCACGAAAGAACGACTTTCTCCGCGTCAACCCGAAGATCGCGGCTCCGTGTGGCCTCATCAACCGTCTCGTTCACGACGCCAAGGCGTTGAGCACTTGGGTGACCACGGAAACGATCGTCGAAGACGACTCTCCGATGGCTCGCATCGTCAACGCCAACAGTATGCACGACGAGCAACTGCTGCGTGCGTACTGCACGTTCAGCAAGATCGCGGACCCTGATCGCCTGATCGCCACCGGACTCAATCTGCTCAAGGAGGCGCGCGAACTGTGACGGGCTATCGCATCGGCAAGACGGTCATTCACAACTTCATGGCGTTTGCTGACGCCACGTTCGACTTCTCACTACCCGGTCTGACGGTCGTTGAGGGTCGGATTCGTGGCGTTCCTGGCTGCGACTCGAACGGGTCAGGCAAGTCAGCGTTGCTCGAAGCTCCGGTCTGGGCCATCACCGGCAAGACGATCCGCGAGGAGTGCAGCGGCGACAAGGTGATCCGAAACGGCACCAACGACGGCTGCTTCGTCGATGTCACCATTCGTGGTCCGAAGGCGATCCGAATCGTGCGGTATCGAGGCCATTCGACTCACGGCAACAAGGTCATGCTCTACGTCGATGGGAAGGACGTGAGCCGTGGCACGTCGGTGCAGACGGACGTTGCCATTGAGTCAGAGCTTGGCCTGGACTTCGACACGTTCCTGAACACCGTTGCGTTTGGCGCGCGGGCTGAGGTCCGTTCGTTCTTCTTCGCGACGGACACCGAGCGCAAGCGCATCATGGACAAGCTGCTTGGTCTTGAGGTGTACGAGCGCGCGCACGATCTCGCTAAGGACCAACTACACAAGTGCGCAAAGGAGTTCGAGCCGCTGTCTCGTGAGGAAGTGTCTCTCGGATTCGCCATCACCGAGAAGTCGAAGGTCATCGACGACCTGTGCGAGACCCCGACGTACGACATCGTGGACATTCAAGATCAGCAGCTCCTCGTCCGGGGAAAGGACCGGCAGATCGCGTCCTTGCGCGCCGATCTCGCCGCCGCCAAGCAGATCGCTGGCGAAGCGGAGCAGAAGCACCGAGACGCGCTACGCCGACACGATCGCGCCTTGGAGCAGTACCAACGTGATCGTGAATCCGCTCTCCGCGAGATCACGACCAAGCTCGCTGAGGCAACCACTCACGACACCTCGCGAACCAAGTTGAAGGTGCGGGCCGATCAGGCGGCAAAGCACACCGACACGGACTGTCCGACCTGCTTCCAACCCATCACCAAAGCGTCGTCCAAGCGCGTTTCGTCGGTTCTGGCGGAGCAAGCGCAAGAGCACTACTCCGCCGCGAAGACGCTGCGCGATCAGGCGGATGAGCTTCGCAAGCAGCTCGAACAGATCAAACGCCCAGAACCGCCCCCTGTGGACGCGGCCAAGAACCTGTCCGATGACGTGCGCGAGATCGAGCACGCGATTCGACTGGTCGAGGCAGAGAAGAAGCAGGTGCAAGAGCGTCTGCGGTCGATGCGCGAGGTTTTCGACAACATCACCAACAAGCTCGCTGCTTACAACGCGGAGCGCGACCGTTTGCAGGAGCGTCGAACTCATAATCTCGACAAGCAGGTCAAGCTCAAGGAGCAGATGGCCGATCTCGACTTCTGGGTCTCTGCGTTCGGCAACTCAGGCATCAAGAGCTTCGTGATCGAGTCTGAACTTCCCAAGATCAACGAGACGGCAACACGCTACGCAAGGCGTTTGCTCGGCGACGGCGCGTTCGTTCGCATTCGATCGACGACGAGGCTCAAGACGCAGCAATCGGTTGAGCGCGAAAAGATGCAGGTCGAGGCAGGCATTCCAGGCTGTGCGCAGAGCTACGCCAACGCGAGCAAGGGCCAACGTCGGCGACTCGACCTTGCGCTGATTCTCGCCTTCCGCGCAGTCGTTTCTGCACGATCTTCGTGCCCGTTCGACCAGCTATTCGCTGATGAGCTGTTTGACGGCGTTGACGCCACCGGAGTAGACTGCGTTGTCGAGATTCTGAAAGAAGTCTCAGCCAAGTGTCCGGTCATCTTGGTCACGCACGACGCCATGCTCTCATCCGCTGGCGACCGTCGGACGTTGGTGACGCACAACGGCGAGTTCGCAAGCATCGGTTGAACATGGTCAACGGTCGTCGCAAGGGCAACAACTACGAGAACACGATCTGTCGTGCCCTCGCGGCATGGCTCTGCGACGGCGTGACCAGCACGACACCGTTGGCACAGCTTCCGTTCCGTCGCAGATCGACCTCGATCATGCCGCTGGACGGGCATTGGCACGGAGCAGGTGACATCCTTCACCGTCCGTCGGCGGACGGCCTTCTTCCGTTTTGCGTCGAGTGCAAGGCCATTGACGGATGGACGCTCGACGGGTGGTTCAGCGATCGGTGGGTGGTTTGGTCTTGGTGGGAACAGGCAACGAGGCAGGCCGAACAGGTCGGCTTGTCTCCGTTGTTGCTCTGTTCGCGGAGCCGGAAAGCAGACTACGCCTTCCTGCGAGAAAGTGACGCATCATGTCTTCAACTCAAACGAACAGCGACGCTCCTCAGACCAAGCGGAGAAAGGGTCAGCGTCGCGCTTCTCGACGAACTGACGCAGGCACCAAGGCATCTGGTGCTCGCCGTCTCACAGGCGAAGAGATCAGCATCCGCATCGCTGACCGCTTCGTCGGAATCGACCTCCTCGCCGCCCGCAAAATCTGGAGCGAGGTCGTTGACCTCATCGCGGAAACGCTCTCCTCGGGCCGCCCCGTGATGCTGCGGAACGTCGGCGTTCTCGAACCGTACGTCCGTCGGGCCTACAAGTACCGCCACCCGGTGTCCGGGGAGATCCAGACGGCGCGCAAGACCGGCGACCTTCGGCTTATACTCTCGCCGAATATGCGCGGTCAGCTACGCACGCTGGCGCGCGGAGCCGAATGACGACCGAACTGCGCGATCAAGCCCGCCAACTCCTCTCCGAAGTCGCTGCTCTCCGGCAGCAAATCGCCGAACTGACCCGCGACGCTCTGGAGGCCGCCGACGCGAAGAAACTCGTCGGCGTCCCCGGCGACCTGCGCACGCACGTCGTGGAGCTGGTCAACTACGGACGGTCGTGCCGAGACACGCTGCGCACGCTGGAGACCATGATCCAGCACCTGCGTGCCTGTTCTGACCCGGAGGCCAAGGCTATCGGAAACTCGCTGGATGCGATGTTCCGCTCGGTTCCTGTGCCGCAATCCCTCCGCTGACAGCGTGTCACCATGCTGACCGACGCCGAACGCGACCTGCTCTCACGGACCTTCTCCGGCGGTCCCGCCGTGTTGGTCGAGGAGGGTTACTCCGAGGACGACATCCGTGCGCTCTTCAAGCGTGCGGACGTTCAGGCGTTCTGGGCGTTGCTACAGCGCGAGCTGGACCACCGCGACGCGCTGGACATCCGGTCCAAGTTCATGCTTCGGCGGCAGCTCGGCACCTTGTCGCGAGGTGCTGTTGCGATCCTCGGGCAAGCGTTGGCTGGTCCGCAGTACTTGACCATGCGCCGGGATGACGGAACGGTCGCCATCCAGCGCGATGCGCGCGGGAACCCGATCTTGACTCGACCGGAGGTCACCGGCATCCAGCTACGAGCTGCCGAAGTCATCCTTGAGTCGCTTGGCGTTCCGTACGCTCGCGCCAAGAACGACTCGGCACCCGGTGTCGGTGCTGGCGTTGACAACTTGTTCAAGGGCGGCGAGGAGTCCACGGTGCAGATTGCCGAAGACCCCGCGCACGAGAATCCGGCGCAGCGGGCCTTGTCGCGCGAGCGCGTGCGTAGTGTGATCGCCGTCCTCGCTGGACGTGTCCCTGAGCTGCACGAGAAGCTGAACGAGAACCTTGGCGCGGTGTCGGACACCAAGCCGAAGCGCAAGGCACCAAGTGGCAAGAAAACGCCCAAAGGTCCAAAGTAAAGACCCGACGCTCGGGTCGCTCGAAGCCCCCGACACCCCGCTCACGCAAGCCGGTGAGCGGCTGTTCGTCCGCGTGGCCGAGGAGGTCATGCACGGCCATCGCGCCTTGTTCGACTCGCTGTCGCTACACGAACGCCAGATCGTCTTGGAGTGGCTGGCTGATGCCGTCGCGGAAGGTCGTGCCGAGAATATGCTGCACGACGTTCTGTGGGAGATCGACTTCGTGCAGAAGCCGCCTTCGATCCAAGAGTTCGTCCATAGCGACGAGTACCTTGGTCGCTCGGCCAGCGAGCTACAGCCGAAGTGGAAGGAAGACCTCTTCCGCGTGTTCGCCCCAGGAAGCGAAATCTTCGAGTGGGTGCTGACGGGCGCGATCGGCATCGGCAAGACCACGCTCGCGTGCGTCGCGCAGGCGTACAAAATCTGCGTGCTCTCGTGCCTGCGCAACCCGGCCGCGTACTACGGACTCTTGCCAGATTCGATGGTTGTGTTCGGGATCTACTCGATCACGAAACGGCAGGTGAGCGACGCCGGTTATTTCAAGCTGCGCGGCTTCCTCGACACGTCGCCGTACTTCCGAAGCAAGTTCCCGCGAAACCGGAAGATCGACTCGAAGGTCGTCTTCCAGCGGCAGAACGTGCAGATCGTTCCTGGCTCTCAGGAGATGCACGCCATCGGTCTCGACCTCTTCAGCTTCATGATGGATGAGGTCAACTTCATGCGCACGAAGGAGAACAAAGACACCGGAAAGATGGTGGGTCAGGCGTACGACCTCTACAACGCCACCCGCACTCGTCTGATGTCGCGCTTCATGCGCCCCGGTGGAACGCTGCCGGGCATGATGATCTTGATGTCGTCTCGAAACGCGCAGACGAGCTTCTTGGAGGAGCATCTGAAGAAGATCGACCCCAAGATCACCTACGTCAGCGACTACGCGCTGTGGGACGTGAAGCCCAAGCACCTGTTCGTCAAGCCGCGTTTCGCTGTCGAGATCGGCGACCGAACGAGCCGTTCGCGCGTGCTGAAGCCTGCGGAGACACCACGCAAGGACTCCAAGGTCATTCAGGTTCCCGGCGAGTTCCGCAAGCAGTTCGACGAGGACGTGGACCAAGCGTTGCGCGACTTGGCTGGCGTCGCCACGTTCAACCTGTCGCCTTTGATCCGCGACCGTCAGTCGGTGTTCGATGCCGTCCACAGCGGTATGCACCACCCGTTCAAGCGCGACGTGGTGAGCATCGACTACCAAAACGAAGAGCGCATCGACGACTTCTTCGCACTCGACAAGGCGTGCCACATCAGCGCGTCGAAGTACGTCCCCCGCGTCAACCCCGCAGCTTTACGCTTCCTGCACCTCGACATCGCGCTGTCCGAGGACTGCTTGGGCATCGCCATGGGGCACGCAGCGGGCATCGTGCGAAACGAAAGAACGCATGAGGACGGGACGGTCAGCGAGATCCCCAACCCGTTCATCGTGATCGACTTCATGCTCCGCGTCTCTCCGCCCCCCGGCTCCGAGATCGACCTGGGCAAGATCCGCAGCTTCATTCTGTACATCAGCAAGTTCTACAACATCGCAAAGGTCACGTTCGACCGCTTCCAGTCCGCCGACTCGATCCAGATCATGCGCAAACTCGGCTTCGACTGCGGGCACCTGTCCGTGGACCGAGACGAGGAGGCATACGTCGCGCTGCGCAGCGCGCTGTTCGACCGGCGAATCCTCTACTACGAGTACACGCCGTTCATCGACGAGATTCTGGACCTCGAACGCGACGCCAAAATGCGCAAGGTCGATCACCCTGTGCGATCCTCGAAGGGCGGCCGAGGCAGCAAGGACGTTTCCGACGCCGTGGCTGGCGTGGTGTGGCATTGCACCAACGACCCTCGTGTCCGTGACTCGGCGTCACTCGTAGAGTTCCAGGCGCGGAGTAAGCTGCAAAACCGTGAGCAAGTGGTCGAAGCCACCAAGGCGTCTGCTGCCGAGCGCGCTGCATCCATCCCCGGAGTTGACGCCTCGTGGGATCAGTTGATGCGCAACCTGCGCTAGCGGGTCTAGGACCGGCCCCTGCGCGCGGGTATCCTGGCGGAAACACGTCGAAGCGAGGCTCTGTGTCGTCGATCAATCCGCCCAGGCAGTCCACGCAGCCGCATCAGCGCGGCTGGTTCTACGATCTTCTGCGCCATTTCAAGCGAGCGGATCACCCCGTTTCTGCCGAGCTGGACGATCTTGACTACACCCTCGATCTTCCGGGGGCGGACACGCAGGTCATGGACCTGCTCAAGCTCGACGCCGACCGCAAGAAGAAGCTGTCGCTGTTCGACGAGATGGACGCCTTCGGCCTCGTCCAGTCCATCCTCGACCTGTACGCCGAGGAAACGACCCAGCCGGACTACGACAAGCAGCGTCGCGTCTGGATCGAGTCTAAGGCCAAGCACATGATCGACCAGGGCGACATCGGCTTGCAGAATATGCAGGTCGAAGACCGGATCACGTCGATCGCGCGTCGCGTCGCCAAGTACGGAGACGAGTTCCGTCGGCACATCTACGAAACGGGCAAGGGCATCCTAGGGTGGCGCACCGTCACGGCTGGCTCGATCACTCGCATCGACGATCGTTTCTCTCGTCTGGTTGGCTTCAAGCAGGACGGTAAGACCTTCCGGGCCAACACGCGCGACGTGTCGTGGCCGTGGGACTACAGCCACTTCCGACTTCCGGGCAAGGACTCGGAAGAGGTGTACGGCACGTCCATGCTGGAGCCGATGTTCCGTCCGTGGCGACAGCTCGCGTTGACCGAGGACGCGATGCTGATGTTCCGCCTGCGTCGCGCACCGGATCGAAACGCGGTGTTCGTCAACATCGGTTCGATGGACCCGACGGAAGGCGCGAAGTGGCTGAACGCCTACCGCAAGAAGTTCAGGAAGAGCGAGTTCGTCGATCCAGCCAGCCCATCGTACAAGAAGCAGTACAACCCGCTCACGCCGCTGGAGGACGTGTTCATCCCCGTCCGAAACGGCGATGAGGTCCGCGTCGAATCGTTGTCCGGCAGCGGCACGATCGGCGAGACCTACGACTTGGAGTACTTCCGCGACGCCTTCTTTGGGTCGGCGCGTGTGCCCAAGGCGTATCTCGGCTTCGAGGGCGACATCAACGCCAAGGCGACGCTGGTGATGCAAGACATCCGCTTTGCGCGCGGATGCAAGAAGCTGCGCAGCTCGCTGATCCTCGGCATCCGAAACGCGCTGGACATCCACTTCGTCTTGTCCAACCCGGCGGACGGTTCGATGAAGTTCGACCCGATGCTGGCCGAGAACAACTACATCGTGCAGATGTCGCCGATCTCGTACCTTGATGAGTTCGAGCGTCTGGAGCTGGTCAAGCTGCGTTTCGACATCTTGGAGGCGCAGATGCGCATCGCAGGCGAGCTGCAACTCGACCTGCAAGTTTGGGCCGCGTACATCCTGCTCAACTACGCAAAGCTGCCAGAAGACCTCGTGATGCGTCTGCTCACCAAGGCTGCGAAGCCGCCGGAAACGCCAGCCGAAGCTCAGGCGTTCGAGAAGACCCTTTCGCCGGAGCAACGCGCTCTCTGGTCCTCGCTGCCAGGACAGACGCAGAGTCACGTTCTTGGCGGTGGCGACGTGCGCAAGGGGTTCGGCGTCATCACGCTCGACGAAGAGGTCCGCATCGCGGAAACGGTGCATCGTTCGCCGCAACTGCGAAAGGTGATCGGAGACATCCACTACCTGTTCTCGGCTTCGTCGCTCGACGAAGCTGCGCAGCAGATCGACAGCTCGCTGATTCCGCCGCGTGTTCCAGGCGGCGCGTTCGCGAAGTTGGTCTCGGAGTCCGACGAGGAGACGCGCATCCAGCAACTGCGCGAAGACCTCGAACGTCTCGGCACGCCGGAGATGAAGCGGACATGATTCGGCTTCCCTACCTGCACACGCATCGAGCCACGACGCTCAAGACGTGCATCGAGAAGGCGTCCATCGAGTCCGGCTTCTCGGCGTCGGAAGTCGTCCATGTGATGACCCACTTCTTGACCGCGCTCGCAGACGAAGTGGCGAAGGGCCGCTGTGTCGCCATCCCCGGCTTCGGGATGTTCGTGCAGAAACGCTATCCGCGTCGCGTGCATCGCCGCTACTTCCGGCCGACGTTCCAACCGGCCAAGGCGTTCAAGCAGCAGGTGCATCTCGGCACGCCGCCGACCGAGGCAGAAGCTCGTGTCGCACTCAACTACCAAGTGAACAACTCGCGCACGAACGACAAGGGTGAGCGTCCGTTTGCGATCTTGGAGAAGTTCCGCGAACTCGTGACTCGTCAGGTGAGCCGATGATTCTCCCCGACCCGTCGAAGCTGCCTGTGGACGAGGACGATCTGTTCATCTTCGCACCGTCGTTCCTGCTGGCGGAGGAGATGGCTTCGCGAGGTGAGCTGTTCGAGGGTAAGTCGGTCGGCACCGCGAAGGAGCTTGACCTGCTGTTCCTCGACCTCGATCAAACCATTCGCGCGCGCATTCGGCCCAACAAGTTCGCCGACGAGCGCAAGAAGGGCGTGACCGTGGGCAAGCGCATCCTCGACCGTGTTCAGCGAACTGTTGAGCGCGACCTACTACGGGTGATGCGCAACCAAGAGCTGGGCAAGTACGGGAGCACCAAGGCGTTTCACGACGCCGCCGTGCGCGTGATGAAGCCAGCCTGGAAGGAAGTGTTCGAGGCCGGTGTCCGCTCAACCGGCATCAAGGGCACCAACTCGAAGACGGGTCCGGTTGTTCGTCTCGACCGCGAAGACGAGAAGTGGCTGCGCAGCGCGATGCAGCACGAGATGCGTTTCCTGAACGGGTTCATCAACGCCGTCGAGGAGGGAA